TTTGCGAACTATCGTCGCGGGGGGACCGACGGGGCCACCATAGACGTGGGCTGTTGAGCCCTGACACTGACGGGCTAGACCCGCTTGGAACCTTGCAAGTTGGCGGAGAGAGCGTCCCTCACGTCCAGGTCTCTAGTGTACCCCATAAGTCTCGGGAACCGCACTAGCTGGCGCTTTATTGACCATTCGACGTTTCAGCTAGTCTCATGTAAAGTCCCGCAATCTCGACGCAAAGTATGGGTAAATGTATGGGTAGGGCAATCCAGCGACTTAGCGCGCGCGCCGTGGCTACAACGAAAGAGCCTGGCTACTACTGCGACGGCGGCGGCCTATATTTGCAGGTCGCGGCAGGCGGCAGCAAGTCATGGGTGTTCCGCTACCGGCACGCGCAGCGCAAACGTGAGATGGGTTTGGGCTCCTTACTATACGTTCCCCTGGCCGCTGCCCGTGACAAGGCTGCCGCGTGCCGTCTGCTTGTTGCCGACAAGGTCGACCCGATCCAACACCGCCGAAAGGATGACGCGTGCCCGACGTTCGACCAGGCGTCGACCACCTTCATCACTGAAAACAAGTCAGCGTGGAAAAACGCCAAGCACGCCGACCAATGGACGAACACGCTAACGACGTATGCGAGCCCGATCATCGGGACCACGCTGGTTCGCGATATTCAGACTGCCGACGTGGTGCGCGTGCTTTCGCCCATCTGGCAGGACAAAACCGAAACCGCGACCCGTGTACGCCAGCGAATCGAAAAGGTGCTCGATTATGCAAAGGTGCATGGTCACCGTGACGGAGAAAATCCGGCACGCTGGCGCGGGCATCTCGATATGATTTTGCCGAAGGCGTCGAAGGTCAGTAAGGTTATTCACCACCCGGCCATGCCTTACACCGAATTGCCGGCGTTCATGGCATTGCTTCGCAAGCAAATCGGCATTGGCGCGAAGTGTTTAGAATTCACGATTTTGTCGTGCGTCCGAACACGGGAAGCGACTGGCGCCGTGCTTGCTGAATTTGATTTTCAACACGATTTATGGGTGTTACCGCCGGAACGCATGAAAGCAAGCAAGCGCCACGCTGTGCCGCTGACGTCGCGAGCACTTGAAATCGTGAGTAGCATTCCCGCGTATGGCCGCTACATCTTCCCAGGCCCGCACGCCAAAGAGCTATCCGAAAACGCCATGTTGTCGGTGCTCAAGCGAATGAAATTCAGTCAATACACGGTGCACGGCTTCCGCTCGACGTTCCGCGATTGGGCGGCTGACAAAACGCATTATTCAAGCGAAGTTGTTGAAATGGCGTTGGCGCACGTCGTAAAGGATAAAACCGAAGCGGCATATAGGCGTGGCGAGCTATTGGAGAAACGCCGCGACCTTGCCGCCGAGTGGGCGGCGTATTGTGCAGGCCCTGTCAGCTCGCCCCGGGCGCATGAGTGACCCAGCCACTGGCCGCAGGCTGCGGTAGCTGCGCAATGACCTGCGCGGCGGTCGGGAGCGGGTTAGGCGGGGCGGTGAGCATGCCCTGCTCCATCGCATAGCACGCCGCCCAAACCAAGTCGCGCCACGCAACCATGGCCTGCGCGTCGGCTGACCACAGCGCATTCGAACTGTTGAAGTAGCTCACGCACGTGTTCGCGTCAGCGTAGCCGTTGCCCTGCGCGGTCGCGTCGATCCAGGCTTGCACGGCCAGTTCCATAGACGCCGCAACCGACAGGATGCCGGGCACGGGTACAGGATCTGCGGTGTTACCGGCAGCTACCCACGACAAGTAAGCCTGATAGTCAGAATTCGCCGGGTCGGGCGGGATGTTCGCGCCGTCGTCGAGCCTTAGAACGTTCTCAGATAGGGTCAGTTGGTAGTTCATCAGTAATCAGAATCCGCTGTCCATTGCCCTTCAAGGTCGAGCGTCGCGGCTGCCGCATTGGAGCCCGCCGCAAACCAGTAAAACGAACTCGTTCCTATGCCCGTCGAGATTGTAGGGACTACGTCGACAGCAGATACGCCGTCAGCAACCTTGCCCGTGGCGCCTGTTACTGGGCTATACATGGTGATTGTAGGCGTTGCACGTTTTGTAACTTTGAATATCGCGTTCGCGCCAGTGTTTTTGCTGGCCGTCGTCGTCAACCCTGCCGCGATGTAGCCAATGGATCGACCAGGAGTCGACGCAACACCAGGATTAACGGTCAGGTTGTAGCTCTTTTCGTAGTACCGCTGACACAGTGCAAGCTCGACCTGCGCCGGCCGAAGCTCAAACGCCGTCGCCGTTGCGCCTATTTCGATCTGCACCTGCGCAATGTCGAACGTGCCGGACTGCTGGATAAGCGACGCAGTGCGCGAAGCGAATGAAGAGCCTGCGTCAAGCCAGAACGTCAACAATAGGCTGTCGTCGCCGTTCGGGCTGATGATCGCGCTTGCTGTTGAAGGGATAGCGATGGTTGCGGTGTACTGCTTGAACGCCGTTGTCAGGGCGAACTGCTGCGCGCCGATGCCGGTCACGGTGGAGCTGCCGCCACTTCCGAAGCCCTGCGAAAACTCAATGGCAATGTTCTGCGCTGTTGCCGCCCTCGCCCAGAACGACAGCGTCACGGTCTGACCGTTTGCCGTGGCCGCACCTTCGATGTAGTGCTGCAGCGTTGAGTAGTTCGCCGCGCCAGCGACTGAGGTCACCACCGATCGGTGGCAATACTTTGGATTGTTCGGAACGCCGGAAACACCGATGTTAAAGGCCAGCTGACTACCGACTACCGTTGACCCAATAGTTCCGTCTTTCCACCTGTCAGCAACGTAAACCTTATTGCCTGTGACGGTCGCTGTCGTCGCGCGCTGCCAGAAATCAAAGTTGCCGTTGATGACCTTGTTTCGAAACCCGGTAAGGCCGCCGCTACCGTCTTTGCCGTTTGTGCCGTTTGTGCCTGGCGTGCCAGGCGCACCCTGCGGGCCGGTAATCGCGGACAGCGCGACCAGGTTCTGCCACGACGAATCACCGACGTTCTGCCACTGCACGAAACCGCCGGCAGTCTGCAGCAGAACATCTTTGCCGTTCGTGCCATCTGTTCCGTCTGTGCCGTTGGTCCCGTTCGTGCCAGGCGTACCAGGGGAGCCAGTCGCGCCGGTAAGCGCCGAAAGCGGCACAAGGTTCTGCCAAACGGTATCGCCGACGTCTTGCCACTGCACAAAGCCGCCAGCGACCTGCAGCGCGATATTCTTGCCGTCCGTCCCATTCGTGCCGTTCGTTCCGTTCGTGCCATTGGCCCCAGGCAGGCCAGGCGGCCCCTGCGGACCGCCTGCCGGACCTGGCGCACCAGTCGGCCCAGGCGGACCCGCCAGCGACACGCCGGGCGGCCACGCGCTCGCGACTTTCGGCCCGTAGAGAATCGACGACACGGGATCAATCGCATAGTCACCATCGCTGCCTATGACGTTCGACGGCGGACCCGACGTTACATTGATCGTGTCCGAAGGTCCGCCGCCAGATGACGGGCTAGACGTCTGGACGGTGTTAACCGGCGTGCCATTGGTCGCAGCGATAACGTCCGGGTCATCGTTTGGTTTTTCGGCCTGCACGGTGCTTGTCCAGCCGCCAGATTTATCCATTGTGCTTTCGACGCGCGTAACCAGCCAGTCGCCCGCGATGCCATCGCGGAAGCTGCCGTCCATCGTCAAATTGGTTTCAGCCGTCAGGTCAGCACGGCCGGTCAAGCTGAAGCTCAGTTTGAATTCAGCTCGCGCACGTTTGGCTAGCTCAGCCTGCGCAGCCGCCTGCGCCATAGCCTCGTCTTTGAAGCCCATGCGCAAGTGCTTGACAGGGTCACCAGTGCCGACCTGAATCTGATGACGCGTTGCCGTCTTAGTGCTGCGGTAGAACGCAACGACAGTGCCGGCGCTCTCGCGCTCAGATATCAGCAGCTTCACGCTGCCGGGCTTTACGTCGCTTCGCCCCAACGTGATATGCGGCAGGTCCGCGCCGCCGACTGACTTCGCGTTTCCGCGTTTGGCGAAAATAAGCTTGCCGCCGGCCGGCTTGGCAATGGCGTCGTATTTCTTCGCGAGTCGAATCAGAAAATTGATATCGGACTCGGCAGACTGGTCGATATGCGGCAGCTTGACGTTCGCCAGCTCTGGCGATACAGCGCCGGTCATCCCGTGCTCGCCCGCCATCTTGTTCACCATCGCGCCGATAGTGGTATTCACTGCCCAGCTGCGCGTTTTCTGCGTCTGAAAATCTAGCTTGCCTTTTGGGGTGCCGGCATATGGTGCAGCGTTCGCGCGAATGGTGATCTTGCCGGGCAGGTCTTGAACCTCGACCTCATTACAGACGAACAAACCTTTCGGCGTAAGGTTGCCGTTGTAGCCAATCCACAGCTGCAGCTCCGCGCCGCGCGCGGGGATCTTGACCGGGTTCCCGTCCTGCGTATCAGTCAGCACGATTTCAATCGTGTCTGACTGAAAGCCAGTTTCATCGGTAGCGCGCAGCGACGAAAACCGCGACGCGATCAACGCAGTAATGTCGTTGTCGTTCGCTGTGACTTTGTAGCTCGGCAAGTAGTTGTTCAATCCCACAAGGAAACACTCTGTGCGGCCGGCGCAGTCACTGGCGGCGCGTCGGGTAGGGTTATGACGACGCCGGCCGCGAGGATGGCGCCCAGGCCGGCTAGGCCGGGGTTAGCAGCAAACATGGCGGTCAGCGTGTCGGCGGTGCACGCGCCGTACTGGTTGAAGGCGATTTCGTCGACGACATCACCGGCCTTGCTGATATAGGTCTGCGTCACTGCCCTTGCGCTCCGTTGCTGAACATGCGCAGCGACACTTCGAATTCTTGTTTGCGAAACGTGCCATCAGGCTTGAAGACGGCCTGCGTTTCTTTGATTCGCTCGATGACGAAAAACGCATTCATGTTCCCTTGCGAGGGAATCAATCGCTGCGGCACGCCGGTCGCCGCAATTGCGCGAAGCGTGTCGACCTGCTGAACGCCGCCTTTCCAGTCGGGGTAAATCGTCCCCGGCAACGTGATGGTGTCAGGCCCCGGCCCGGTGTACTGCAGGTCGTCGAGCTGGCCGAACCGCTCGACAGCCGCCCATCGGTATTCGCTGGTGCGAACGTACTCACGGAACACCGCTGTTGCTACCGAGAACTTGAACGTTCCCAGCATCATCAGCACGGGAGCGTTACCGCTGTCGCCGCTAGCGGTAACGATGCTCTGCAGCACGTCCAGCAGCCCTGTAGTGGTCTGACTCATATCAAAGCCCGTCGATTAGCTGGCCGCGCTGCTGCACGCCGTTTTGCTGCTGCAGGTATCCGGCCGTGCGATGCGCGAGCGCGTCACCGTCTTCACCTGGCAGCTGGTTGATGTGAAACACGTTGCTCTGCTGGATGACGGGCGCACCGCCGCCGGCAGCTGCTGACGAAGCGGGCGAGCCTGGCCGCGCGTCGGTAGCGGCTCCCGTGTTCCACTTCAGCGCACCAGGCGCGGGAGCGGCGGCAGGTTTCGGCGTAGTGCCGAAAAAGGTATCCATCACGCCCGCGTCAGGGTCGACGCCCTTCGTTTTCAGGTAGGCGGCTGCAGCGTCTTTCTTCGCCTGCGGAGTGTTGGCGAGCTGCTTTGCCGCGTAGTCGGTCTGTTTCTTATCGAGCAAGCCAAGCGCGTCTAGCGCATCGTCGACCATTGTCGAAATGCCCTTGCCGATACCGTCGAAAACGTGCTCGACGAAATGGCCCATGCCTTCGAACATCTTTTTAGCGCCATCGGTAATCATGCCGATGTTCAGCGTCGCGACGCCCTTCAGCACTTCGATAGCGCCGCTGAATATGGACGTCAAGTCTGCCCACAGCTGCACAAAGAACGCTTTCACCCCGTCCCAATGCCGATAGACCTCGACGGCCACAAGCGCTAGCGCTGCGCCAAACAAGATAATCGGATTCGCCGAAATGGCCGCACCCAGCCACCGGACAGCCGTGGTCACTGCTTGGATGCCGCGAGCCATCGGCACAAGCACATAGCTAACGGTAAGCAGTACCGGAGCAAGGATGCCCAGGCCCACCGCAAGAATGCTCAAGCCTTGCGACATCAGGGCGGTGAATTTCGGGTTTCGCTCAATGAAGCCGTTCAACGACTCAAGCGCTACCGTCGCCAGCTCTAGACCCTTCGTGTAGACAGGCAGGATGTCGCGACCGAAGCTGAGTTTCAGGTCTGCAAGCTTCTGCTCGGCGATCAACTCTTTGCCGCCAGTCGAGCCCAGGGCCTGCTTGTTGAGCTGGTCGATGCCGGCCGCGCCCTTGTTCAGCTTTTCGCTTCGGTCGATCTGTGCCGACTGCTGATACAGGGACGCGAGCCAGTCAGCGCCACGCTTGTTCGAAACGATCCCGCCGATTGCGTCTTCGATCTGATCCTTCGACGTCATGCCATGCTTAGCAAGCGTCGGGATAAGAATGGTCTTGACCCATTCGAACTGCGACTGACGGAATATCTCGGAGCCCTTCAGCGCACCAGGATTGATGTGCGCGAGCTGGCCGCTTTTGTCGTACTGAATTTTCTTCTTGTCGGCGATCAAGCCGAGCTTGTCCAGGTTGCGCAGCGAACGCGTAGTGCCCTTGCCTTGATACAGGTTTGAGTATGCAGCGGATAGGCCAGTACCTACGGCCGCGCCGCTGGTTTCCTGCACCATGTATTCAAGCTGATTGTAAAACGCGTCATCGCGCATGCCCTTTGCGGCTAGGCCACCTTTCGCAATCAGGTTTCGCCACTCTTCCGGACCGACACGCCCACCCGTCGCAGACAGCACTCGCTGAATGTCGTTTGCCTGCGTATGGAATTCTTCCTGACTCTTCGCGCCGCCGCGTGCGTCGACAGCTTTCAGCATGTCGTAAAACTTCTGATCGTTCTCGGCGCCATGCTCTTTGCCGAAAATGGCCGCGTTCGAAAACTTCATTTTTGCCAGCGTCGGCGCCGCAAGCTTCGCCTCGTCGACGCTACCGAAAATCGTTACGGCATCGCGCATCAGCTCCATGTTCTCGACGACGGACGTCCCCACCGTCTTCATGCCGGTGGCGAACTTGACAGCATCCTCTGATGCCTTGTCGCCCAGGCCGAGAGCCTGAATCTTCTGCTGTTCGGCGGCGTACGTCTTCGCCTCATTCAGCCCCGCCATGAGCGGCGCGCCGATCACTGCGGCGGCGATACCTACACCCATGGCCGCGCCTCGCATCTTGCCGGATGCGGCGCCCAGCGCATTGAACCTGGCCTGTGTCGCAATCATGCGCGTCTGCGCGATGCGGAGTTTGTCGACCTCCTTTGTCACAAGCGAGTAGCGCTCGCGCCACTTGTCAATGTTCTTGCCTTGCTTGCCCAGCATCTGAATGCTGTCGCCAAGCATCTTTTGCTTTTTGGTCAGCGCCGATACTTCGGAACCGATACGCTTAACGCCGCTCTCGACATTGCCGAAAGCGGTTTTGAGTGAACCAGCGACTGAGCCGCCGAGAACAATGGATGCCTTAAATTGCTTGGCGTTAGCCATCTTTCGGCAGCCCGTCGAGATACCACATGAATTTCGAGCAAGGCAGCCGTTCTATTTCAGACAGCTGCCAGCCCGTATGCGACGCGAGCGAAAGAACGCCGCGACGTACGTTGATTTCGCTCAGGCCGTAAAAAGCTTGAACGCTTCCTGTACGCGGCCGAAGTTGCGGAGGGTGAGCGCCGACACTTCCGAAGGGGTGATTTCGCACAGGTTCGAAATGATTTTCACTTCCTTACCTGCGTCGTCGCCCTTCATTTTCTGCATGACGTTGATGTCATCCACGGTAGGCTCACGCATGCGAAGCGTCTCGACTTTTTCGCCGTTGATCGTCGCCTTCGATCGCAGGGTGATCGTCATGAAGCCATCATCTTCGGTGATGAAATCGGGAAGCTTGGTTTCGTCGCTCATGTCTTTGCCTTGAGAGTTAAAGGCCGGCGACGGAATGGCCGCCGGCTTGTTTGTTTATCCGCCGATGCTTTCGCAGTCCCGCATCACATGCCTAGGTTGGCGCGTACACCCGCCAGCAGGTCGACACCGTTCACGATGTAAATCATGTTCTCGACGTCGATTTCGTAGATCACGAGAGCGCCGCGCGTCTCCTTGAAATACGAAATGGCGACCTTGCATTTCAGGAATGCTTTCTCGCCGGCTTTCCACGTGCCCCGGTCGATTTCCAGGAACTTGCCGGTGATGTTCTGCACCAGGCCGGTAGTCGTGCCGTCGAAGCTTTCGAGATGGCCGCGAATGGTGAATGGCAGCTGGTTGCCCTCGACCACACCGAAGTCACCGATGACGGTCGCGTCTTGGCAAATCAGAGTGAATTCGCAGTCGAGCTTTTCCATGCCCATCGTCAGCTCAAGCGGCGCGAACATGCCGCCGCCCTTGAACTCTTCCGTTTTCAGCACAAGCTTCGGCGGGGTGTAGTCTTCGACCTGGCCGGCGTAGCCGATGCCATTCACGAAGACATTTAGGTTTTTTAGTACGTCGCGAGCGGCCATCTTTTGAAGCTCTCCGGATTAATAATTACTTTCGGTGTTGACTACGTTTCAGCGCTCAGAAAATCGTGCTGACGTAGTCGTTCACTAGATGGCTTCGGAACGTCAGATTTTCGGCCGGGTACGTCGGGGTGAAATCGAAATCCCAAAACACGTCGCCGTTCGCGATGTTCGCGGCGCTGTTCAAGTCGGGATCAACCCAGGCGGTGCCGCCCAAGATCGCGCCGAGCGTCACCAGGCCGCGCAGGAACGCGTTGATGCCTTCCTGTACTTCGCTGACGTAGTTCTTCGTGATGCCCTGATCGACGGCCCACAAATGCGCGTCCTGCAAGCTGTCGGCGATGATGTCGGCGGTACGCACCACACACAGAAACTGCCATTTCGGATCAGCCGACAGCGTTCGGTTGCCCCAGGTACGGAAGCCGTTCTGTCGGATGATCGTGCCGACGTTGCCGGCGTTCAGAAGGTTCGCGCGGCTGGTCGGGTTGCCCATCGCGAAATCAATCACTCGCGACGTGCCGACAATGCCGTTGATGACATTGTTCGACACCGAGCACCACCAGCCGAAAGCGTTATCAACGTATGCCTGCACGCCGGCAAACGCTGCGCTGGCCCAGGAATTCGACACGTTGCCGCTGCTGTCCACCTTCTGGGTCATCGGGTCGACCAGGTAGATACGCTGGCTGCCGCCGACTGCGGCGAGGGCGAGCGCGTCGGCGTCGACGGTGCTCGGGCCATCCTGAAAGATGACTGCGCGCAGCGTGGTCGCAATGCCGATCATCTCGGACACGACGGCGTTCGCGCCGCCTGCGATGGCAGCAATGTGGGTAAAGCCTGGCGCGATCAAGATGCGCGGCTTCAGGTTGAGAAGGTGCTGCGCTGCAAGGAACGCGTGCACACCCTCATAGTTGCCGGTCGTGACGTCGACACCGCCGATCACATTCACCATGGTGAGCTGATCGGTGGCGCCTACATCCACTCGCACCACGACGACGGCCGCGCCGGCCTGATCGAAGATGCTGTCGAGTGCGTCGGACAGGGTGCCGATTGCGGGATAGATCGTGGTCGACGTTCCCGCAGCAACTGCGGCGGCTTGCGCGGTCGTCGCTGCTGCGGCGGCGGCTGCATTCGCTGCAGATACGAGGCTCGCGGCAAGCGTCGGGCTGGTGACAGTCACCGGGGTATTCAGCGGAAACAACACCGGGTCAGCGAATGGCGCAGTGCCGACGATGCCGATAACGCTCGACGACGAAACCGAAACGGTTCGCGAGCCGTCGTCGATGTCTTGAACCTGTACGCCATGCAGAAACTCGGTCGTCATTTTCGATTTATCCGGTGATTGATCTGGTCAAGATCAATCATCGGGATTTGTCGACTAACCGGCCTCGGTGGGGATTTCCGTTTAGCTACCGCCCAGGCCGCTTGTCGAAGCAACAAAGGTAACCGTTGTGCTTGAAATGGACGCGCCAGCGCTGTTGTAGAACGTAATCAAAACTGAATAATGAGTTTGCTTCTGTGTGTTCGGCGTTCCGGTCATCGCAACTATGCAGCTGACACCATTCGCGCATGCCGTCCTGCTCGCCGCGTTGTTCGAAATCGTGCCGGCCCCCGTGTCGCCTGCCGCCCCTTGATATGTCAAGCCAAGGGATATGCTAACGGCGCCGTTTGGCACGCTCCCGCTCGCCTGCACACCTGGCGCGGGCGAACCGCTACCGCCGACATAATTTGAGCTGATTTGCCATGCCGTCGCGCTGGTCATCAGGAACGTTACGGACGACGTTGCGGAGCCGCCGATAGGAACGAATACAGCTGAAGCGTAAGAGCTGCCATTGATCGACAGGTGATAGACGGCCGTACCCTTCGCGCACCATTCGGGACCGATGTCTTGATTGTTCGCGAATCGGTAGCCGCAGGCCGGCCCCGGCTGCCCGTACTTCGCCGCCGCGTACTTCAGCGGCACACCAGGCGACACGTTGAAGCCGACAGCCTGCGGGCCGTCTCCGACGATGTCCTGATCGTACAGATTGTCTAAATCTGATGGTGCGCCGTTGCGATAACCACTCATGCCGCGCACTCCAATGCTGCGAGGCGACTCGATAGCTTGCGCACGATGTCGTGAAGCGCGTCGACCTGGCCGCCAGCCCACAGCGACTGCTCAAGCGCGATACCTGCCTTGTCGACGCCTAGCCGCTTCTCCCCGCAAGGATGATCGAACTCGCCCGTGTATTCCGGCGTGTGGTCAAGTACATTCTGCGCAGTCGCGCCGCAACCGTATTTGTCCGTATCGAGCATCAGCCATTGCTTGTGATTCAGGACGCGGTGCAGCGGTCGCGGCGCAAGGTCTGTGATGGAATACTTCAGGCGCTCATCGGAAATTTGAAAGCCGCCGCCTGATACGGTCTGGCCTGCGACTGTGAGCGAGCCCGGCAGGTTGACGGCTCCCAACCCTTCATGCACCACGCGATAAGCCGCCGCGCCCATGGACCAGCCGCCGACCTTCCACTGATTGTCAGTGTCGATACCGAAGAACGCGGCGAATTGGCCTCCCCGAAGGAACCCAACCACGGCTGAAGCGGATACGTTGTTATTGTTCGAAATGGTCAATGCAACGTTTGCATTTGTCGCCGAAGCAAGGCCGGCCATGTTCGGCGGATTACCGGAAGAAACTGTCGTTCCCGTCGTGATCGTATTGGCGCCGGCTGGAATCGGCGAAAGGTTGCCGGTAGTCCAGACCGCGCTGCCGCCTGAAGTGACTGCCGGCGCGGATATGGCCCCGGTAAACGCTGCGCCAGTAAGGGCGGCGCGAGCCGCGAGCGCTGTCGTTACGGACGCCGCATAGTTCGCGTTATCGCCAATCGAGTCGGCCAGCTCTTTGAGCGTATCCAGTGCACCAGGCGCCCCGCCAATCAGCGCAGTAATTGCCGCCTGCACGGCCGCCATGGTCGCGATCTGCGTCGAGTTTGTGCCAAGCGCCGCAGTCGGCGCAGTCGGAACTCCAGTAAGCGCCGGGCTCGCAAGTGGCGCCATCGGCACAAGCGCGTTCTGCATAAACGCCGTGGTTGCCAGCTGCGCGCTGTTTGTTCCTGCGGCGGCGGTCGGCGCGGTCGGAACGCCGGTAAGGGCTCCGCTATTGATAGGCGCGTAGTAGGCGCCTTGATTGCCGTCGAGCGTGTCGGCGTCCAAACCGTTACCGTGACCAGGGTCGTACAGCGCGGCGCCCTTGATGGCGAGCGCAGTGCGGAAGATGACGGCCGTAGCTGCAGACAGAAGCGTCTGAACGAAGGTCGTGGGAGCGCCTGCACCTAGACGCGCGTCGAGCGTCGCCAACATAGCGGCAGGAACAACAGCAAGCTGTGAATCAGTCCCCGCGATTGCCTGCGCATTGGTCGCAAGCTGGATCACGCCGAGCGCCGTAGTCGTCGCTTGGTTGAGCTGAAAATCAGTATCGCCGAACGTCAGGCTGCTCGCCGCAATGTTCGCGAACTGGATGTCACACGCAAGCAGCATCGCAGCCTGGCTGCTCTTTTCCAGAATCGTTGTTGCTTGGCCGAACGTCGCGAACAACGTTCCATCGGAGAGATAAATTCCGATGCCAAGCAATGCATACGTGTCGGCGCTGCTGTCGTTGATCGTGACGTGAATCGTATTCGCAGCGATGACGCCGCCGGAAATAGTCGACAGTCGTTTGATTTCACCAGGTAGCGCGGTAAGGGCGGCAGTTGGGTTGAATACCGCAGACGTCACGCCAACTGATGCGACAAGCAGCGCGTTCGTGCCGTTGTTCTTCGCGTTCACGTACGCGGCGTAACCGGCGGTTGTCACAGTCAAAGCTAGTGCGGTCACGAAGCAACCCCTGCGGAAAGTGAAAGCTGTTGATAGATGCACGGACGCACGACAGCGAAGCAGCCGACCTGCGCGCTGAAGTAGCTGTTTTGAACAAATGTGAAGTGGCAGCGAACCGGCATCGTCAGTTCGACTTCGGTAATCACTGCGTCGACGTATGACGCTGCTACGTCAGCGCCGTTCTGCCCCGTAAGGGTCAGTTCAAGCGTGAAGGTGTACGGAACACCTTGCGGCGACTGCTGCCACCATTCCGTCAGGACAACGGAGCCGCCGAACGATGCAATGACATCTCGGACGCTCTGAACCGAGCCCTTGTAACGCTGGATCGCGATAGCGCCGGCAACGCGCGCGCGCTTGACTTCAATCGGCCACGTCGGGTCCCAATTCTCAATATTGAGCGCCCACGCCAGCCACGGCAGCAGGTTTTCAGGGCACGTGCTCGCGTTCCATAGATCGCGCGTCGGCGTAGGGACGCAGACGATGCGCGCAATCGTCGCCTCTATCGCAAACTCACCAGTGCTCGCGCTCGGCGGCAGCAGTACGTCAGTCACTTACGCCGCCATAGACAAGGTTGATGCCTGAGCAATAGGCAGCCTGCGTATCAGTAACGAACAGGTCGGCAGCCGGGGACGTCAGGTCGACGCGCTCGATTCCGCTTGTGTGAATCGCCGCATATAGCGCACTGAGTGGAATATTGCGGCCAACCTTTTTCGCTGCCGCCTGATAAGCAAGCAGCGACGCCATCGACGCGTCACTGACAACTGTGCTGTCGGGACCCGCGAACGTGTAGTAAGTGCCGGTGACTTCGTAGGGGACAATCCCAGCGCTCTGAACAATCACTTCGTCAGTAAGCGGACGAACGGCGTCGGCGCCGACAGTAGCGGCAACGGCAGCAATCAATGCCGCGTCAGCAGTGCCGTCACCATCGCTCGACAGAACGCTGATAAGCACTTGACCGGGCGTCGGGCTGGTCACGCTGCAATCAACCACTTTCGGGTCAGCGCTCAGTGCGTAATACGTATAGGCGCCAACAGGTCCAGCGACCGAATACGCCGATGGTGCAAGCGTGATGCGGTATCGGTAATTCGTGTCCGTTTCCATCGTCGGCGCGATGTTCTGCGTCGGGTCGCCGGGGTTGAGCGTAAGGCGCGTGACGCCAAACAGCGCGCCTAGATTGTCTAGGTCACCGTCCTCCGCATAAGCGAGCATGACGGCCTGCGCAGCCTCGTTCGCGCGCTGCCGCACAAGCACTTCGCGATACGCGCACACTTCAAGAATCTTGTATGCCGGATCGGACTCGACCAGGGCGGTGAAATCAGGGTCGCGCGCCTGCAGGTCAGCGAGCATCTGCGCGACGATCGTTTCAAAGTCGAATTGCTCGACTACCTGCGGGACAGGCAATTGCGATAGATCAACACTCGACATCAGCTAACCTTGATCCCGTCAATTTTGATAGCGACGCCGTCCGGCAAGTAGTTGCCGTAAACATCAATCGTCACTTCCCCGTCAGACGTGAGCGCAAACTGCACGTCAGTTACCTGAAAGCGTGGTTCCCAAATCGACAGCGCGTCAGCCGTTGCAGCCTTCATGTCCATGCGCGTCGACATGTTCATGGGCTTATCGGCCATCTCCATCAGGTCACTGCCGTACGTGCGGCGCATGACTCGCGATCCCTTCGGCGTTTCCAGAATGTCGCGCACGCTTTGCTTGCAGTGCTCGATTCCGCTTAGTGACTTTCCGGTAACCGCGTTCGTGCCGTTCATTACGGCAATGATGGTCAAGGCTGCATTGCGCAGCCTCGGTGGGGATTTCCGGTTATACGGGTATCGCTGGCAACGACGGAATGCTTACAGCGCATTCAAGGAAACTCGCGCCCTTCGTCGCAATCGCCTCTTCGACAACTGCCACAAGCACAACGACTTCAGCGAGCGTTGCCGCGTAGGTAGCGAAGGGCTTCACATACGGAGTCAAAACGAGCGTGATGAAACTTGTCAGCCAAGTAAGGATGGCTGTCGGGTTTGCTTCAGGCGCGGTCAGTAGCGCAAGAATTGGCTTGATAATCGCCATCTGCGAGCCTGCGCCGTCCATCATGGCGGTGATCGACGCGAACGCCTCGGCAGTAAGCGCCTGCAGCTCTTCGCACGTTTGGGTGCGACCTATCTTCGCGGTTAGCGCTTCGAAGTACGCGGGATTAACTAT